TTCCAGTTATCGGTCCATATATGAAAGCAACTAGTGCGGTCACATCTACTTTTTCTATATTTGCGGCATCACTTGGTTTTACCAACGTGCCCAATATTGATAAAGTGGCTGCAGTGCGTCAGACTCCGTTTCCACACAACTCTACCTGTGATATAAGTGTGTATACGGATAGAGCAGCTGTCGATCCAAAGAACGAGGTATCTATTGACCCTCGTACCGTTGGATTAGATGGCACTGACGAGCTTTCTGTTAAGTACATTGCTCAACGTGAAGCATGGATTGGGAATGCTATCCTTTCATCAACTGATTCAGTAGATGCTCTGACACTCGTGTCACGAGTTACTCCTGCCATCATGAATAGGTATAGTTCTACAACTCCTAATCAGTATACCCCTATGGGATACTTATGTGAGATGTTTAAGCATTGGAGGGGAGACATTATCTTCCGTTTTAAATTTGTTTGCACACGCTTCCATAAAGGTCGCGTTCGCATTACATACGATCCACTCCAGAATATCTCAACTACAATTCCAGACTATACCTCCGTTTTTAACGAGGTTCTGGATATTGGAGCAGAGCAAGATATAGAAGTGCGTGTTCCATATATGCAGGCCACCACTTATTTGAAGACGAATCTTCAAACAGGTAATTATAACCTGCAAGGAACAGCTCTTGCTCCAACAGGAGATTGCAATGGTTTAATCACCATGCGTGTTGTAAATCCTCTTTCCGGTCCTATTGCTAATACAGCAATCCCGGTTATGGTTTTTGTGCGCGCGGCAGACAACATTGATTTTGCTTGGCCATCTTTGGCATCTCAAACAGGTTCAAATGTATTGTCGCCATACGCGCTACAATCTCATGAGGTTGAATATCCCATCGCACCTAAACAGGTTATTGCTGGGAATTCAGTATCCGAGGGCGATCCTCAAAGGAACATGATACACTATGGTGAATCAGTTCCTTCTTTGCGTCCCCTTATACACAGGTTGGCATATTCTCATGTTATCCAACCAACTGCGTCAGGATCAACCAACAATTTTACAGTCAACCATTTATATCAATCACGAAGACTTAAATATTATGGTTATGACTTAAGTGGTCCATATACGGCCAAAAATCAGGCCAATACTGCAAATCTAAATTTTATGTTTTGCAATATGTCCTACGCGCAGCTAATCTCTCTCCTCTTTATAGGTCAGAGAGGTTCAATTACATGGTCCTATAATATCGAGAGTACCATGACCACACCACCCGCTTTTGTTTCTTTGAAGCGTTATGATGGAGGTATCGCAAGAGCCTCCTATATAGCGCAAGATACGGGCAACTACACTACTAACAGTATATGTGCCCAACAATTTCTCACAAAATATAGAGAAGCAGGCAGTGGTACAGCTTTGACAGACCAGCGGGCACAACCAGCCATCACTATGAATTTCCCATATTATTCGCAGTTTAATTTTCAGATGGTAAATCCGAATGCTGCTACGTTAGGTGCTTCAAATGATGGAACAGATGAAGATAATATTTGTTTGGAAATCGTTAACCAAACTCCTGCCATCAATTCGCTATTCCGAGCGCATGCTTGGGCAGCACTTGGTCCAGACTACAATTTCTTCTTTTTCATCAACACTCCTTCACTGTATTACTTTGCAGTACCTACAGGAGTGTAGTTTTATATTTTTATATTTCT